ATTGAAACCCATAAAGTGAATCTATCAGCACGAATAGAGTCAGGATGCAGGATCGGTAGGGACAGCATCATTCGAGGCGATAGAATCATCCGCTAGCAATGGTTAAATGAAAATTTAATACTGACCGCCTTCAGGCGGTTTTTTATTGGGGAAAACATGGCTGACACCTACCGCATCACAGTCAAAACCAAAACTGGCGAGACGCACGTAGGGCTGATGAAGCGATCTCAGCCCGAGATTATTAACGGCTTCATCGGCATCGCTCGCAAAGACGGATCATGGGTATACCTGGCACCAGACAATGTGCAGGAGATGGAATACGTTCCTGAGCCCGATAAAGATGAACAAACATCGTAAGGAATGATTATGGCGACCGAATCAAAAACTGGCCGCCCTTCTGATTATCTACCAGAGGTGGCTGCTGACATCTGCTCACTGCTTGCCGATGGTGAAAGCCTGCGCAAGGTATGTGAGCGCCCAGGCATGCCGAATAAGTCTACTGTATTTCGTTGGCTTGCTCAGCATGAAGAGTTTCGCGACCAATACGCGAGAGCCACGGAGACGCGCGCCGAGGCTATTTTCGAAGAGATGTTCGATATTGCCGACACAGTAGCTGAAGAGGCTGCCGCAGTAGGTAAGGCGCGGCTTCGAATTGACACCCGTAAATGGGCACTGGCCCGAATGAACCCCAAGAAGTATGGCGACAAGGTCAGTCAGGAGATCGACCACAAGTCTTCCGATGGCAGCATGACCCCTCAGCCAACAACCATTCAACTCGTACCGGTAGAGCCAACACATGAGCCAGACAGTACAGCTACAGATACCGGCGAAACTGGCACCACTGTTCATAGCGCCGAATAAGCGATATCGCTGCTCACATGGCGGGCGAGGTAGCGCAAAGACACGAACATTTGCACTAATGACAGCCGTTAAGGCCTATCATGCTGCCAATAATGGCGAGTCAGGCGTCATTCTGTGCGCCCGTGAGTTTATGAACTCGCTGGAAGAGTCGAGCATGGAAGAGGTGAAGCAGGCCATCCGTGCCGTTCCATGGCTTGCTGCTAACTTCGATATCGGTGAGAAGTACATACGCACGCTGGATAAGCGAGTGAGTTATGTGTTCTGCGGCCTGCGCCATAACCTCGACAGCATTAAGTCGAAAGCGCGGATCCTCCTGTGTTGGGTGGACGAAGCAGAGACAGTCAGCGAGGTGGCATGGCAGAAGCTTGACCCCACCGTACGCGAGGATGGCTCGGAAATATGGGTTACCTGGAACCCTGAGCGAGATGGCAGCTCAACCGACAGGCGATTCCGCAAGGAAGCCGGCGATGACTGCATAACGGTCGAAATGAACTACCAGGACAACCCTTGGTTCCCTTCAGTACTTGAAGGCGTCAGAAAGAATGACCAGAAACGTCTCGACCCGGCAACCTACGCCTGGGTATGGGAAGGCGCATATCTCGAAAACTCAGAGAAACAGGTGCTGGCTGGCAAATACCGCGTCGCTGAATTCTCTGATGAACTGTGGAAAGAGGCAGAGCGTTTGTTCTTCGGTGCTGACTTCGGTTTCGCGAAAGACCCGAACACGCTGGTTCGCTCCTTCATCCTGCACAACCGGCTTTACATCGAGTACGAGGCTTACGGGCAACAGACTGAACTTGACCACATGCCTGCGCTTTACGACACCGTTCCAGGTGCGCGTGAATGGCCGATTAAGGCTGACTCAGCACGACCTGAGACAATCAGCTACCTCAAACGCCAGGGATTCAATATCTCCGCTGCTGATAAGTGGCAGGGCAGCGTAGAGGATGGCATCGCCCATCTGCGCGGATTCGACGAAATCATTATCCATCCACGATGCAAAAACGTCGCGCGTGAGGCTCGCATGTGGTCGTACAAGACCGACCGCATTACCGGCGAGGTACTGCCTAAACTCGCTGACGGTGAAGAGCATACTTGGGATGCGATCCGCTACAGCCTCGACGGATACATCAAGCGTAAAGGTCAGATGGCCGGGATGATGATTCCTAAGCGCCTGCAAGGGCGTTAAAATGAATATGTGGTGATTGCGTAGGCTGATACGCCAAACCAGGCCTTTACGGTCAGGAGTCAGGCAAGACAAAGCCGGTAAATTCGGTGGCGGCCCCCGTTGTGACTCAAAGCAGGAGATCAGCACCTGCCACCACACTAACCTTTTCAGGTCGCCACGGCGGCCTTTTTTATTGCCATAAATCCACCAAACGGACAAACCATGACTGACAAATTAACACTGGCCGTCAACCATGCGTTGAACGATGCTAGGCTTGCGCGCGCCCGCATGCTGATGGCTAACCCGTCAATGGGTCTGGATGCGAAACGCAGCACGGCGTGGTGCGAATATGGCTTCAAGGAAGATTTAGACTTCCATGACCTCTATAAGCTTTATCGCCGTGGAGGAATCGCTAACGGTGCGGTAAATAAGCTGGTATCCAACTGCTGGAAAACGAACCCTGAAGTCATTGAGGGTGACCCGGATGATGAATCACGCAAGGAATCGGCGTGGGAGAAGTCCAGCACAGAGCAGGTATTTACGCACCGCTTCTGGCGCTCATTCGCCAAAGCCGATACGCGCCGACTGGTTGGCCGCTGGGCTGGCATACTTCTGCACATCAAAGACAACAAGCACTGGGATGAGCCGGTAGTCAAAGGCCGTTCGCTACAGAAGATTACGCCAGCTTGGGCTAGTGCACTGAAGGTCGCCAGTCGTGATGACAACGGCAATGTCACGAAATGGCAGTACACAGAAGTGCAGCCTGACGGGGGTAGAGTTCAACGTGACATCCACCCTGACCGAATCCTGATTATCGGTGATATGTCCGATGACGAGATCGGATTTCTGGAGCCTGGCTACAACGCAGCTGTAAGCCTCGAAAAGGTAGAGGGAGGCAGCGGTGAATCTTTTCTGAAGAACGCCGCGCGCCAACTGAACGTCAATTTCGATAAAGAGATTAACTTCAGCAACCTCGCATCACTTTATGGCGTTAGCGTCACAGAGCTGCAGGAGAAGTTCAATGAGGCTGCCGTAGAAGTTAACAGCGGCAATGATGTGCTTCTGACCACTCAAGGCGCATCTGTTACGCCTCTGGTAACTTCGGTTGCCGACCCTTCACCTACTTACGACGTAAACCTGAAGACCTTTGCGGCGTCGGTTGATATTCCCTCTCGCATTCTCGTTGGCAACCAGTCAGGCGAGCGCGCCAGCACGGAAGACCAGATTTACTTCAACGCTCGCTGTCAGTCCCGGCGCGCAGACCTGTCATTCGATATTGAGGACATGGTAGACAAGCTGATAGACCTGCAAATCCTCAAACCGGTAGCGAAGTACAGCATTGTCTGGGATGACCTTAACGAACAGTCATCTGTCGACAAGCTGGATAGCGCCAGCAAGATGAGCGACATCAACCAGAAGACTCTGGCAACCGGCGAACAGGTATTTACCGCTAACGAAATTCGTGTTGCTGCAGGCTATGAGCCGCTTGGCGAACCGCTGACCGAGGATGACGATGAAGAAAGCGAACAAGCCAGCGAAACCAGCGATACTGCCAGCCAATAAGCAAGACCCGACTGGTGTAGACAGGCTGGAGCGCGGCGCAATGCGCGATTTCAGCAAAAGGCTACGGAAAATCGGAAAGGGGTACATAGAGCTACTTAACCGCATACCTTCAGAGCCAGCAGTAAACCAGCGCTACACCTTCCGCCTTGACCAGACACTTCTTTCCATGCTGCTTCAAAACGGTGAATCGCTCGTCGATGAAATTTTGTTGCAGGGTGGTGAGTTGAATCTGTGGTTCTGGCAGGACTACGTGTCTACGGCTTATCAGCGAGGAACGGCGCAGGAGTTTAGCAATCTGTCGCAGCAATCCCCGGCATACGCCGCCGACAGGGAAAGCATTGAGAAGATCCTGCTAAGTGACGCCTATCAGTCACGCTTGATACTTGTCAGGGCTCGCGAGTTTGAAGAGATGAAAGGCCTGAGCAATCAGGTTAAAGCCAATTTGTCTCGTGTGCTGACAGACGGTATCGGACGCGGACTGAATCCTCGTGACGTCGCCAGAAATATAACCGCGCAGACAGATATCGAGCGCAGCAGAGCCAACCGCATCGCACGTACGGAAATCACTACCGCACTCCGGCGTGCGCGGTGGGACGAACATGACCAGGCAAGAGATGATTTAGGCCTTAACGTCATGTTGCTTCATATGTCCGCTTTAAGCCCCACAACGCGACGCACACACGCTCTCAGGCACGGACACCTCTATAACTCGGATGAGATCAGGGAGTGGTACAGCATCAACGGCAACGCAATTAACTGCAAATGCACGCAGGTCACCGTTCTGGTTGATGAGAAGGGCGTGCCGCTTAACTCCAGCGTTATCGATATTGCCAAAAAAGAGTTTGCCCAGACATGGGGCAAGCGCATGGCTGCGAATAAATCACATCACTGCTGCAAACACGCGGCATAGACAAGAGTAATCACCCATGACAATGCAGGTTAACGTCACCACAAAGGTGAACAGCCAGTCTATTCGCCGTGAAACGTATAACGGGCGCGAACATCTGGTTCTCCCCAGCTATACGCTGCCGGCGAACGTAGTAATGAACGGTGGTCTTTACCCCGCATCAGAAATCGACGCGCACTATCAGGGGCTGGAAGGCACTCTGGCACCATTGGGTCACCCAACGGTCAATGGTCAGTTTGTATCGGCTTTCTCTCCTGAGGGAATCAACGTAGGCCACATCGGCGCATGGAACCGCAACGTGAAGAAATCCGGCAATCGGGTTTATGCGGAGAAATGGGTTGATGTTCAGGTTGCCAATCAGAGTGAGGGTGGGCGTGAACTTCTGGAGCGCGTTGCAGCGATTGAGCGCGGCGATGATGTACCACCCATTCATACCAGCGTTGCAGTATTTCTCGACCAGCTTGAGGCAAGCGAGCAACAGAAGGCTCAGGGCATTGAATGGGTTGCCAAAATCAACGCAATGGACCATGACGCCATCCTCCTTCATGAAGTCGGTGCGGCACAGCCAGAGCAGGGCGTTGGTCTGATGGTTAACGCTGACCAGGCAAAGTCCATCAAAACCAACTCTGGCGCACTGGTAGGCGAGTCCTACCGCGAACGTGAACGCCGCCTTGAGAAAGCTGCCCGCGACAAATTTGCAACCGGGCCTGACGATTACGCATGGATTGCTGATTTCACCGACTCACAGGCGATTGTCATCCGTAACGGCGGTGACGCGCAGGTGTACGGGTATACCAGTGATGGTGGGCAGATCAACTTCGACGACACCGGCACCAAAGTGGCCCGTCAGGAGTCGTGGGTCGCAATCGTAGCCAACAAATTCAAATCCCTTTTCACACCGCAGGATGCTCCTGCAACAAACCACAAAACGGAGGGCGACATGCCTTTAACCAAAGAAGAACTGGAACAAATCGGCAGCATGATTGGTGAGGCTGTGGCTACCAATACGGAGAAGGCAATTAAGCCGCTTTCCGAGAAGGTTGAAGCGCTGCAGGCCAACCAGGAAAAGCTGACAGAAACCCTGACCGCCAACTCTCGCGCTGAAGAACAGACCAAGCGCGCCGCTGTAGCTGCCAAGCATGGCGAAGTCGTTGCCAATGCCCTGTCGGGTGAAGCCCTCGACGCAATGTTCAAATCTCTGGGCGAAGCCGCTCCGCTGGGTGCCAACTCTGCACAGAACCAGGCAGAAACCGGCGCGCCTGATTACAAAACCTACTTTGGAGGTGCTGCGTAATGGCACGTTATCGTCGAATCAATATTGACGGTCAGTCGCTGTACAAGACCGAAACCCGAGTGGTCGCTGCTGATACCCTGCCGGGAACTGCAGTAGTCATTAATGGCGACAACGAGTTTACACAAGCAACTGCTCTGACTGGTCGTCTCTACATCGTTGAAACCGGTTATCACCAGGGGCTGACCGTTAATGAGCCAATCCCTGCCGGTGATTCTGCCGTCGGCAACTATCTGGAGGAGGGTCGCGAACTGGCACTACGGTGTGCTGCTGGCACCTACGCAAAAGATGACCCGATCAAGCTTGGCACTAATGGTCAGTTCACCAAAGCGACCGCCGACACTGACTCAGTGATTGGCTACAGCCAGGATGATGCCACCATCGCCGCCAGTACTACCGATTTAATCCGCGTACGCGCTCGCGTAGGCACCGTTGCCGCAGCAGCTGGCGCTTAATCAGGAGAATAATAATGTATTTTACCGCTGAAACACTGGCTGCTAACAGCCGACTGCGCGGACACTGGAACGAGCTGTGGGCTAATCGCAATATCTTCAATCAACAGCATGACATGATGGTTAATGCCTACCGACCAAGCATGACCGCCGAAATGCTGGCGGCTAACGCTGTTGGCGGTTTTACCCGCGAATTCTGGGCTGAGATTGATCGCCAGATCATCCAGATGCGCGATCAGGAAGACGGCATGGAAATTATCAACGACCTTCTGGCTGTCCAGACCGTACTGCCTATCGGCAAAACCGCGAAGCTCTACACCGTTTCCGGTGATATTGCTGATGACGTATCAATCAGCATCGATGGTCAGGCACCATATTCCTTCGACCACACCGAATACGGCGGCGATGGCGACCCTATTCCGGTGTTCACCGCGGGTTATGGCGTTAACTGGCGTCACGCTGCAGGCCTGAGCACTGTTGGTATTGACCTGGCGCTGGACTCGCAGGCGGCCAAGATGCGCAAGTTCCACAAAAAGCGCGTCGGGTACTACCTGAATGGCGATGACAGCATTTCTGTCGATGGCTACAAAGGTCAGGGCATCCGTAACCACCGAAACACTGCGAAGATTAACCTCGGCAGCGGCGCTGGCGGCGCGAATATCGACCTGACTACGGCCTCACCGGCTGACATGCTGGCATTCTTCGGCCCGACTGGTGCTTTTGGCCTGACTGCTCGTCGTAACAAAGTTGCTGCCTATGATGTTCTGTGGGTGAGTGCTGAAATTTGGGCAAACATGTCCAAACCATACCTCATCAACGTAAACTCCGGCAGCAACGCTCTGGTAAGCGGCACTGTGGCTGATGCGATCTCTCGCTTCATTCCTGCCAAGGAAATCCGCCCGACCTTCGCGCTAAGCGGCAATGAGTTCTTCGGATATCAGCGTCGCCAGGACGTAATTTCACCGCTGGTAGGCATGGCTGTAGGCGTAGTTCCGCTGCCGCGTCTGATGCCGCAGAGCAATTACAACTTCCAGATCATGTCTGCAGAAGGCTTGCAGATTAAGAAGGACGGCGAAGGCCTGTCTGGTGTGGTTTACGGTGCTAATCTGGCATAATGGATAAATCATGGCTGATAAATACGAAGTAACCCGTCCTTGGCATGGTGTCTCTTTAGGCGATGTGGTTGAACTGGAAAACCTGCACCCTTCGTTGAAATCTCACGTCCGTAAGCTTTCCGTTAAGGCATCAGCAGAGCTGACTCCGGCAACTCCGGATGCATCCACCGATAAGCAGGCCCGCAAGCAGGCTATCACCAAGCGCCTTGATGATCTGGGCATTGAGTACAAAGGCAATATGGGCGTCGACAAGCTCGCAGACCTTCTGCCAGAGGGCGAGCTGGATAAGCTTTTCCCTGCTGAATAACAGCCGCCGCGATGGCGGTTTTTTCTTTGATTTGATGGTAAAATAAGCAAGCCGGAAATGATGGTGGAACATCACTCCGGCTCTAACCTCTCCATCATTTTTCGAGGAAATGACAGCGTGGCTGAAACTATATTATCAGATGTTTTTGTTTATGACCCATCATCACCATCCTGCTTAAGGTGGAAGTTTAGCCGAGGCCGAAACGCTAAGGCTGGAGAAGCTGCCGGGACGATGCACAAAAGTGGATATTACCGCGTTAACTCACTCGGCAAGTTTACCTTTGCCCATAGAATCGTTTGGATGATGCACTTTGGCGATATTCCCGCCGATATGCAAATTGATCATGTTGATGGCAATCGAACAAACAATGTGGTCTCTAATCTTCGGCTCGCATCTCATGGCGAGAACAAAAGGAACGAGAGCATAAGAGCGGATAACTCTACCGGGGTGAAGGGCTTGGTTTGGTTTAAGCCGAGAAACTCATGGAGGGGGCAGATAACCTTCAACGGGAAAACCTTCATCAAGACATCTAAAGACCGAGAGGTTGTTGAACGATGGTTGATGGAAAAAAGAGTTGAGCTTCACGGAGAGTTCGCCAGACATCGATAATATGCAACCCGCTTCGGCGGGTTTTCTTTTTTGGGGGCTTGAATGATCACTAGCGAGCAAGCCAAAGAGTATCTTGATGGCGTCGGCATAAACCTGCCTTCGTTCATCCTGGATGCTTTGGTGGAGCAGGCTAATAGCATTGAGACATGTCTCTCCGCTAACTACTCTCCTGCAACTGCTCTGTTAATACAGAGCTATTTAATTGGCCTCATGGCCCTAGGGCAGGGCGATCGCTATATCAGCTCTCAGACAGCCCCGTCAGGTGCCTCAAGGTCGTTTCGATATCAGTCGTTTGCGGATCGGTGGTCAGGCTCTCTGTCCTTACTGCGAGGGCTTGATAAGTATGGCTGTGCAACCTCGCTGATTCCCCCAGACCCCAGCAATAAGGCTTTTGCAGGAATCTGGATAGGGAAAGGTGGATGCATGTGTAACGGTGAACGCTAATGACGTGGATATCCGTTAAAAATCGACTCCCGCGGTCATTCGAGCGCGTATGGGTACTTACTGACACAGGTCGGCAGACAACCGGATACGTTAAATCGGATGGGGAGTGGTTTATCAACTGCCCGCGCATCCGGGAGAGTGGTGCGAAGGTGCTGCGCTGGAGGGAATAAGAATGTCAGAGTTGGCCCGCTGGTCATACACCGGCAAAGCGACGTTCTGGAAGCGACTGGAAGGCCAGAATGACTATGGTGATCCGTTGGGTTTCGCAGCTCCGGTGGTCATCGATTGCGGATATGAAGGTGGGTTAAGCAAGCGGCTCGGCGATATTGGTTCAGAGCGAGTAATCAAAAACACCTTCTGGACGGAATTCTCCGATGCGGATATGGGGGATTACATCCTGATTGGCGTGTCTACCGAAGCAGACCCTGTTCAGGCTGGAGCTGATGAAATACTCCAGTCCATAAGGGATGAAGACACGTTCGACCGCCTGATGGATGACTACGCGATAATTACCGGAGGCTGAGCATGGCTGGGAAAATCAGAGGTATAAGCCAGGCCAAAGCTAACCTTGAAAAACTAATTGCTGATGTTCACGGAAGAAAAGCCGTAAGAGCGATAAAGAGTGCGCTCATTATTGGTTCATCACGGGCATCCTTATATACGCCTATCGGCGACACCTCCGTACTGATCAACAGTCAATATCAGGAAATGGATGTGAACGGCACTCGCCTGACTGGTCGCGTTGGGTATTCAGCCAACTATGCGGTCTATGTTCACGATCCCAACATCCCACAGAAATTCCGCCGTGCAACTGCAAGGAAGGAGTTCCTTACAAAAGGGTTTGAGGATACCCGAGAGCAAATTGACCGGGTTATGAAGCAGGAGCTGTCACTATGAATCCGCCAATGCATACGCGCGTGCGCAACTACTTCATGAATGCAGGCCTGACGGATGGCTTTAAGGTTCAGTTGCTGATGTGGACCGACTCAGGAACTGAATCTGACCGTTTCATGGTGTTTCGTCCAAATGGCGGCAGCAATATTCGCAATGGCCTCGGCAACGAGCAGTACATCCTGGTCGACGTTATCGGCGCAAAAGGTGGCAATGCTTTTGTCGATGAGCGCGTGCAGCAGATTGTCGATTACGTCCAGCAAAACCCCATGACAGATGATTGCGTCGGTTATCTCCAGAATATGGGCGCTATGCCCGCACCAGTTCTTACAACCGAGGGACGCCTTGTCTATCGGCTTCAATTCGTCGCCAACTACGGCGAATAATTAAACGTCAAAGAGGAAGTAACATGGCTAATTGCCCAACCAGCAACGAACGTTTGTTCGGTGGCGCTATTGTGCTTGAAGTTGCCGACGGCTGCCCGGACACCGTGCCGCTTGAGTCGGAATGGAAAGCGCTGGCCGCCGGTACGTCAAAAGGATTCGACTTCAGCCCGAACACCGTGACCAGTGATGCTGACGATGGCGGCGGCTTTGTCGAGAGCATCACCACAAACTCGGACTTCACCATCAGCTTTGAAGGTGAGGTGCGTAAAAACGACAAGCTCGACCAGTATGGCATCGGTCGTTTCATCAAGTACTTCGCTAACGAGCTTAAGGCCAAGCGTCAGCCTGGTATCTGGGTTCGCCTTGAATACGGTCCGGTAACCTTCCAGGGCTACATGGTTATCACCGCCCTCAGCTCCGACGGCGGCACTAACGATATCGTGACCTTCTCCACTGAGTTCAAAGTGGGTGACTCCAGCACCGTGCAGGTAACGGACACCTCCGAACCTTCCAGCTAAAACACAGCGGGGCGCAAGCCCCCTTTCTGAGACAGAGACATGCAGGTTCTGATAAACGGAATTCCCTACGAGCCAGCGTTAGCTCGCTCATCTGGCATTGGTATTGCGATCACTACGCACAACCGCCCCGACGTACTGGCGCGCGCACTTGAGCAGCACCAGAAACATCTGCCGCCCGGCGCGGTGGTTGTGATTGTCGATGATGGCTCTGCTCCGGCTGCCGTAGCACCAGAATATGCAAGGCTTATCCGGCACGAACAATCTCAGGGCATCGTGGCATCCAAAAACGCCAGCATTGAAGCCCTGATTGATTCCGGTTGCGAACACCTGTTCCTGTGGGACGATGACGCATGGCCGATTGCTGATGACTGGCATATTCCGTATATCGAGTCTCCTGAGCCTCATCTTGCGTATCAGTTTCTCGACCTGGCAGGGCCGCGAAAGCTGAATGACCTTTCAGTCCTGTACCGCGATGAAAGACATATCGCCTACACCGGGCAGCGCGGCGTGATGCTCTATTACCAACGGAGCGCGATTGAAAAGGTAGGCGGGTTCGATCCGATTTACGGGCGCGGGATGTACGAGCATTCAGACCTCGCTCTGCGCATTCATAATGCGGGGCTTACCACATGGGCATATGCCGACGTTACTGGCTCTGAGAAGCTGATTTACTCGCTGGATGAGCATGAGTCGGTAGAGCGCTCAGTACCCAAGCCAGAGCGCGAGCGTCAGGTCAGCAACAACGTAAAAATACACAACGAGCGACGCGACACAGGCTACACCGGATGGGCGCCGTACCGCAGACAGCGTAATGCCGTCATCACAACCTTGCTGACCAGCCATCCTGACCCGCAGCGAGGAACCAGGATGAAGCCAGAGCAGTCACTTATCGCCAGATGGTCAGAGTCGATTAAAGGTGCCGACGCAGTCATACTCGCTGACGAGTTCGAATACTCCCCACCAGGCCAGACGACGGTGCGAGTGCCAGTTGTCGACATGAACGTTTACTTCCGGCGCTGGCTGCATATCTGGCAGCACCTGCGGGATAATCCGGAATATCGTTTCGTCTGGTGTACCGATGGAACCGATGTCGAAATGCTTCGCGCGCCATGGGAAGAAATGCAGCCCGGCGTGATTTATGTCGGCTCTGAGCCAAAGACCTATTCCGATGAATGGGCCCTCAAAAATCATCCTGAGCGCGTGTATCAGTCATTCCTGAAGCAGTACGCGAGCGACACCATGCTGAACGCCGGACTGCTTGGCGGGTTACGTGAAGATGTCATGGAGTTTGCTCACCGCATCGTGCGGCTTTACTACCGCATCGAGTCAGAACGATTCTGGAAGAAAGAGGGAGCCGCCAGGGCGGTTGGCGACATGATCGCATTCGGCATCGTGGCGAAGTCGTTCGGTGACCGAGTGATTACCGGCCCGAAAGTGCACACGGTGTTTAAGACCAACGGCATCGGCAAGGAAACAGCATGGTGGCAGCACAAGTAACATTCGCGGTGGTAGGTCATCACCGACGCGCCGAGCAGGCTCACAGGCTTGCTGAGAGCCTTAATGCGCGGCTTTTTATCGATGATGCCGACCACGGAGCCAACTGGAATCACCTGAGAGCAATCAAGTGGGCTGCCGGGCAGCCATCGCGAGTAGTCGTGCTGGAAGATGATGCCCAGCCGGTGGATGGTTTTGCAGAACTAGCGGCTGAATGGTGCGCCAGATTCCCTGATGAGCTAATCAGTTTTTACCTCGGCACTGGTCGCCCGCCGCAGTATCAGCAGCAGATTGCTGAACGTCTTATCGCCGCTGACAAGTGCCGTGCAGATTACATCACCCTGAACCGGCTTATTCACGGCGTCTGCTATGCGCTGCCAGCCAGCGGAATTAACCGCATCCTGATGAACTGGAGCCAGCGCAAACCGGCGGACTATGCCCTCGGCGACGCATGGGGAAGGGATGTTGTTTACCCTTGCTATTCCCTTGCAGACCATGCCGACGAGATGCCCGTGGAAAAGGCTTTCGACGGCCTGCCGAGAACCGAGAGAAGAACAGCGTGGAGGCTTTATCGGTGAATACCCCGCTTAAAGAGATTGGCGAGTGCCTAATCAGCGTTGACGGTAATGATTATTTCTTCCGGCCTTCATTTGTGAACATGTCACGCATTGGCGAACCGGATGAAATTGTTCAGGTGTTTTACGACCTGCACAACGATGAAGTAACCAGCCTGGTTAGTCGAGCTGTTGAGGCTTACGGATACGTTCCGCAATGGCTCATCAGCCACATCAAGACTACCAGTTACGGCCGCAAGGCGTTTCTCGCTTCAGTGGTTGTTCTGAATGCCTGTTGTGAAAAAGACGCTGGCCCATTGACCGGCGTATTCCATCCCTCTAAAGGCAGCGGGCGCACATTCAAGATTCGGAAAGGCGCGCTGCCTGAATCTGACATGCTGCTGATTGCGCAGTCACTGATGACTCATGGTGTTATCGGGAAGGCTAAGGTTCGCAGGCTCCAAAGGCATGAAAACGGGGAGACCAGCACTGAGTTCCGCGCCGTCGATTACATCGTGGCCGCGCAGGCACATTTCGGCATGACCGAGCAGGAGGCTGGCAATCTGACAATGACCAAGTTTCAGATGCTACTGGCAACCAAATACCCTGAGCAGAAAGGCTTTACTCGTGAAGAGTACGATCAGGTGGCTGAGGACTACTTAGCCAAGAAAGCTAAGCGCCTGGCTAATTCAGCCTGATGTCTATCACGAATGTAAAGGTTTGTAAGTGGCGCATCATTATATCTATTGGTATCTATTGCCTGATAATCCCACTTAATTTGTTGAAAATTAATGCATTTACACGCAATAAAACTGGCGCTTTAATTGCGCCAGTGGATGCTCTTTAAAAGTTAGGAAGGTTTTTTGCGGTATGGTTTTGACAGCGGCCTACCATCCGAACCAGTTGGTTCGGGCTTGGGTAGGATCTCGTACTTGTTCGTTATTATATGCAAAGCTAACTGTGCAGCCTCTTCGGCTGTTTGGTTGATAATTTTATTCAGACTACTTTGCGTCAGGGATACCTCATAATCTTCGTCATCGTTAATATCCTCGTTTCGCATGGAAACTAAAGACGTCTCGCTTCTAAAGTTGTGAACCTCATCTCGCCTGATCCAATCCTCTATAGCCGCCACCATCTCAGCATTGGCGGACCTTTTGTTTCGCTCAGCGAGTGCAGAAATCTTTTCTTTGAGGTCTTCAGGAAGCCTCAGATTCACTTGCGGATGCCTATAAC